GCAGCCCCCGCAGCTACACCAGCACCAAGAGCGGCAGCCCCCGCAGCTACACCAGCACCAAGAGCGGCAGCCCCCGCAGCTACACCAGCACCAAGAGCGGCAGCCCCCGCAGCTACACCAGCACCAAGAGCGGCAGCCCCTAAACCCGTGGCCGTGGACTTCGCCGACTTAGACGAAGCCGACCAATTGGAAGCGCTTAAAGCCCACGCGACTAAGCACACCAAAAAAGGGAAAACCGCGGACATTAAAGCGCTAGTCGCTGCCTACGGTGCCGACCGCGTGAGTACGCTAGACCCACAGTATTACATAGAATTTAACGACGTCTTGACGCGCTACAGCGACGGCGAAGCGGTAGAAGACATCTTCCCGAATGTCGACTAGACACGCCATTTTAGGCCCTTCCTCGGCGGATAAGTGGGTTAACTGTCCGCCGTCGGCAAGGTTCGAAGAACAGATTACCGAAGAAGAAAGCCCGTTCGCTCGGGAAGGTACGCTCGCCCACGAAATAGCGGCTTTTGTACTGGAAAACCGAGCGGGCATTTTTAAAGGTAATTTCGCTAAGGAACTCGACAGGCTAACCGCGGAAGTGTTCGCGTTTTACGGGGCCAATTATCCCGAGCAGGACGCAGACCTCGAGTTTAAAGCTATGCTCGACCACGCGGAAGACTGGGCGGCGTTTGTAAAGGCGCAAATAGGCAGCGACGGCGTTCTTTCAGTAGAACGGGAGTTCGACCTCGGCCAATACGTCCCGTTAGGTTTTGGAACCAGCGACGCCACCGTAAAGACCCCGCGGGTTTTATTCGTGAATGACTACAAATACGGGGCGGGTAAGAGAGTACTAGCGTACAGGAACCGCCAAGGCATGCTTTACGGGTTAGGCGCTTTAAGAGCGGCATTACTCGAAGACCCCAAGTATAAACCCGAAACGGTAGTTATAAGCATTTTCCAACCCCGCGTAAGTGGCGGCGAAACCAGCTTCGAAATATCGGTCGCGGATTTGTTGAACTGGGCGGAATTTGAGATTATGCCAGCCGCTAACCTTGCAATCGCAGGACAAGGCGAATTTAAAGCGGGGCCACATTGCCAGTTTTGCAAGGCGAAAACGGTTTGTAAAAAGTATTTCGACACGTTCGCGAAACTTAAGAAAATCCACGACAGCCGCGCAATGTCCGCAAAGGAACTCGAAACCGTGCTTACGTTCGGTAATCTTATAACGGGCTGGGTTAAGAAGGTGCAAGAAGACACCGCGCGCAAGATGCAAGCAGGGCAAACCGTCCACGGCTTTAAACTTGTGGAAGGTGGCAGCCGTCGAACCTTTACCAGTGAAGACGACGTTATCGACGCCGCAGTGGGCGCCAATATCGACACCGAAAAACTGTTCCGCACGGAATTAATCGCGCTTACGGACATCGAAAAAATGCTCGGTAAAAAGCGTTTCTTGGAAGTGTTCGAACCCGTTATTTTTAACAAGGAGTTTGCGCCTAAAGTTGTGGACTGGGACGACCCAGCGCCCGAGATAGGCCGAACCGCGCACAACGATTACGAAGACGACGTTATTTAATTTAATCTTAATTATGGCACTATCCGCAGACGAAAAGAAACAGGCTAAAATCCGTAAGGTTATGGACAAAGCCGCCGCCGAGTTATCGGCGTTAGACGTGAAGTACTTTATAGGGGTGGTCGACAAAGACCCGAAAGCCAGCGACGGGGGCAAAGCCTACGCGCAAAGCGACATTAACGGCGAAGACTTTACCCATATTTTAGATATGGCGCTACCCACTAGACAGGACGTTATTAACTTAGGTATTTGGGTCGGACAACTTATTACGGCCCGCAGTAAAAACGATTTAACAAAGTAAAAATTATGTCAAAAGTAAATCCTTTCAAATTTGTATTAAGAGACACGCACCGCGCGACGTTTCTATGGGTTAAGACCCCCGCAGTTTTTAAAAACGAAGACGGGACAGACGGCGAGCCGAAATATAGCTGCACGTTTTTAATAGACCCGAACAGCCAAGACGTCGCAGCGTACGACGCAATTATTAAAGCGCTTTACAACGAAGCCAAAGAAAGCAAGTTCAAGGGCTTGCCTATCACTTCGAACAAGTTGTGGAAGCCTTTAAGAGACGGCGCCGACTGGCTGGAAGAACACCCCGACGCGGTAGAGTTTGAAAACATGCTATTTTTAAAAGCAAGTTCGAAAAGCCAGCCCGCAGTCTTCGACCAAGACGGTAATGAAATGATAGACTTAAGCGAGATTAAAAGCGGCGATTACGTTCGCGCTTCACTTACTGGCTATTCATTTAGCAAAGCAGGAAATCGCGGTTTTGGTTTCTTCTTGAACTCGCTTAAGTTAATCAAAGAAGGCGAAGCGCTAGGCGGAAGCGTAGCAACGCACGACGATTACGACGAGCAACCTACGACCAACGCCCGAACAACTGCCCCAGCTAAGCCGAAGCCTACGGCGTCCCCGACAAGACAGTGGGCGCACGACGCAGACGGCGCGGACATTTACAGCGACGACGGCGGGGTTAACTGGTTCTTCCCCGAAGCGTAAATTAATAACCTTAAAAGGGCGGCAGTAACGCCGCTCTTTTTTTTATACCTGACATTATGAACAAATTTGCACCGAAGAAAAAAGAAGCCCCAGTCGAAGACAATATCCGCACGCTATGGGCTGCGTATTATAAAGACCCCGTTAAGGTCGCCGAGTTCAAAGCACAGATTACGGCGCACACGGGATTAAAAGAGTTTAAAAATTTAGGCTTGCGGTTTCTGTCCGACAATACCGCGGCGATAGTGTACGCGGAAGACGACGAACCCGTCGCGATGGTGTCGGTAGACTGGGCGGACATTTGCTTAAGGATAGCTTACGTAAAATGGTAAGTCTACATATTGACTTAGAAACTTTTTGCGACTTGCCGCTGACGGGTAAAGACGCAGTCGGAACGTTTCGTTATACGCAAGACCCCAGCTTTGAAATTATGTTACTGGCGTACAAGTGGGGCGACGACGGCGACGAAGTGGTTATCGACTTGGCCCAAGGCGAAGCGGTACCCGACGACGTCTTCGACGCACTGACAGACCCCAACGTCCTAAAGTTCGCGCATAACGCCGCGTTTGAAATGGCGTGCTTTGCGTATGGCTGGGACTTGGACATCGACCCGCACCAATGGCGGGACACCATGATTATGGCGGCCTACTTGGGTCTTCCGCTCGCGCTGGATAAGGTTAGTAAAGTGTTGAGGTTAAGCGAGCAAAAAGACGCCCGCGGTAGCGCTTTAATTAAATACTTTTGCCAGCCCGTAGCCAAACCCCGCAAGAAGGACGACTTTAGACCGCGGAACCTTCCGCACCACGCGCCCGAAATGTGGCAGGAATTTAAGGACTACAACGCCCAAGACGTCCGCGTCGAAGTGGCGATTGACAAGTACGCGAACAGATACGCCCCAGTCCCCGCGATAGAGTGGAACTACTGGGCGTTAGACCAGCGCATTAATACCGCGGGCGTTACTATAGACGTGTCGTTTGTTGTTGCGGCTATCGCCAGTAATCGCAGTTTCCAAAAGCGCACCCACGCCGAAATCGTAAGCCTTACGGGGGTGTCGAACCCTAACAGTATGCCAATGATTAAAAAGTGGTTACTCGAGCAGGGCTTCGACGTCCCTAGCCTTAGTAAAGAGTTTTTCCTAGACGTAAACCTTTCGGACTATCCGCCGAACGTGGCCCGCCTGTTCGAACTGCGCAAGCTGGCGAGCAAAGCGTCGATAAGCAAGTACGACAAGATGCTGGCATATCTTTGCCGAGACGGTAAAAACCATGGGCTTTTCCAGTTCTACGGCGCCAACCGCACAGGACGCGAAGCGGGTAGGGGCGTGCAACCGCAAAACCTTAAAAAAACGTTTAGCAACTCGGAAGACATCGCCAAGGCCGCCGCGCGTTTGGGGGTGTCATACGACGAACTAGCCTTACTTATAGGCGACTCGCTCGAGACGGCTAAAGAAGCGGTACGCCGTGGACACGCAGACGCCATTTATACCGACGTCCCCGACGTTATCAGTAAGCTAGTACGTACGGCGATAGTTCCCGCCGCGGGTAACCTCTTCGCCGTGTGTGATTTTAGCGCTATCGAAGCCCGCGTTATTGCGTGGCTGGCTGGCGAAGACTGGGTCTTGGACGTGTTTAAAACACACGGTAAAATATACGAAGCGACCGCCGCCAATATGTTTAACGTCCCGTTCGAGAGCGTAACCAAGGGGTCGGACATGCGCGCTAAAGGTAAAGTCGCCACGCTGGCACTGGGGTACCAAGGCGCAGTCGGGGCCATGCTAACTATGGGCGCACTTCGGGAAGGAATACTCGAAGAAGAAATCCCCGCACTCGTTAAGGCGTGGCGACGCGCTAACCCCGAAATCGTAAAGCTATGGCGCAAGGTCGAAGGGGCAGTTAAACACGTTATCGAAAAGCGCGGGCGTTACACGCTTAAGTTAAAATACACCTCGTTAACCTTTATTTACGACCGTGGCTTTTTGTTTATCGAGTTACCAAGCGGGCGTCGTTTGTCGTACTACGGGGCCAACCTTCGAAGCGGTAAAGTATGTTATTACGGTCTCGACCAAGTGCGCGGGGCGTGGGTTTTGCAAGATAGTTACGGGGGTAAATTAGTCGAGAATATTACCCAAGCGATTGCAAGGGATTGCCTATTCGAGTCCATGTATAATTTACGAAGCCTAGACCTTCGCATGCACGTACACGACGAAATCGTGGCCGAGACAAAGGCCGAAGAAGCCGAAGCCACCCTTAAATATATGGAGCAAATAATGTTAATTAGTCCGTTGTGGGCTAAGGACTTACCCCTGAGAGGGGACGGCTTCGTTAGTAAATTTTATAAAAAAGATTAGCGTATCCAAAATATTTAATTAACTTTGTGGTTCAATCAATCAATTTTTAACATTATGAAAAATAGCAATTCTTTAGTTAACTGGCTTACCGTTTTGACGGTGGGCCTTTTCCTTTTGTTCTTGACCCTAAAAACGTACGACGTAATCGCGTGGTCTTGGTGGCTGGTTTTCCTGCCTATCTTAATCCCGTTCGTAATTTCGGGCGTTATCGTAATCGCCGTTTTAATCTACATTAAAAACCATAAACCAAAATGAGAGTAAAAGCAAAATTTAAAGGCGCCGACGGTTCCGAAGGATACCGCACAGGCGAGGTTTACGTCTTCGAGTTTGTAATTCGCAACCGTTGCGAGCTCCCGCACTCGGAAGTTATCGTTATAAAGCCCTACGGCTTATCGCCAGTTTCGCCCGTAGTTTACGAAAGTCTTAAATCATTTTCAAACAACTGGGAAATATTATGATTAAGCTAGCCAACTTACTAAGACGCTGGGCGGAACGCCTAGACCCGACACCGAAGCCAGCCCCTACCGTTCAACTGGATGGGCGCACGCTGCGCAAATTTAGGCTTAAATATGAAGTGAGCCGCCGAGAATTGGACGAGCGCTTCGAGCGTTACCGCGGGCAGTTATCGCAAGAACGTTTTATCGAAATAGTGCGCCAAGAAATAATCGTTAAGTCCGCGGTAGATTTGGCGAGCGCTCTCGAAATGGAAGAACAACCCGACCGCTTTATATTTACCGCCCAAATTTACGCGAAATGATACAAGACATTTATACGCGCGACTGGATAATCGACACCAGTATAGACGTAATACGGAACTATAGCCGCGGCGAATTAACGTTAAGGGCTTTACATTACCAGTTAGTAGGGCGCGGAATGTTCAACACCCAACGACATTATAAACGCGTCGTCGCGGCTATGGAAGTCGCGCGCTGGGACGGTCGGGTCGACTTCGAAGTATTTAGCGACCTAGAGCGTGAAATGGTGGGCGAGACAAAAGCCGAAGCGACTAACCTAGAAGAGCAAATCGAAGACGCTAAAAACGCGATGGCTAACTGGATGCAATACTACAACCGCAACCGATGGGAACGCCAGCCCGTTTATGCCGAAATCTTTATCGAAAAGAAAGCACTACAAAAAATGTTTGAAGACACCGCGCAGCGTAACCGTATCGCGCTAGGGGCCGTTAAAGGTTATCCGTCGCTTACGTTCTTGCACGAAGCGGCGCAGCGTTTCAAAGAGTACGACGACCGCGAATGTATTATTTTATACTTCGGCGATTACGACCCAAGCGGCGAAGACATGCCCCGTAGTATAGAAGCGAACTTACGCAATATGGGCGCCGACGTAACGGTTAAGCGTATCGCGTTATTCGAGCATCAAGTCCGAGCGTGGAACCTTCCGCCCGCCCCCGTGAAAGACACGGATAGCAGGACGGCAAACTGGGACGGTATAGGCCAAGTCGAACTTGACGCGGTAGACCGCCGAACGTTGCAAGCGCTTTGCCAAGACGCAATCGACGAAATTTTCGATAAAGACATACACGCGGGACTGTTACGCGACGAAGCCGAAGAGCGCGAAGAGTATAGAAAAGCCTTAAAAGAATACGTTAAAACGTTATGATAAAACTAAAACATAATATCCCGTTAGACATCGCGGTCGCGAAGTCGGCGCACGCGGTTAAGTGGAAGAACACAAAAACCGACTGGCAAGCCGTGGCGCTCTCACTGAGCGAAACCGAAGTTACCGCCGAGACACAGGCCCAATATTTCAAACTACCCAAAGACCAGCAGGACGCCATTAAAGACGTCGGCGGGTTCGTGGGTGGCAAGCTATCGGGCGGGACTGCGCGCAACAGGCGCACACAGACCGACATCGAAGTTAAGCACCCGTACGGCCTACGCCGTAAAGGACACGTCGAGTTTAGGCAGATGGTCGCGCTAGACGTGGACTTCGGCGACCTCGACGTATGGTTGGACTTTCGCGAGTTGGGCTTCGCGGGCCTGTTCTACACGACCCACAAACACAAACCGACAGACCCCCGCTTACGCGTAGTGTTCCCGCTCGACCGACCAGTGGCGCCCGACGAGTACGAAGCGATAAGCCGTACCGTTGCGTCGTGGCTTGGTATTGATTTGTTTGACGACACGACCTACCAGCCTACGCGCTTAATGTATTACCCCAGCACCAGCAAAGGCGCTGAGTATCTTTTCGATATACACGACGCACCTATCGCCAGCGCGGACGAAATACTCGCAACACTGGACGACTGGGAAGACCCGACGACGTGGCCTATCTCTAGCAGACAGGAACGCATTAAGCCGCACAAAGGTACGACCGTCGAAGACCCCACCACTAAGGCGGGCGTTATCGGTGCCTTTTGCCGCGCGTTCAGTATCTACGAAGCTATCGACGAGTTCTTGGCCGACGTGTACGAACCGACCGACGACCCGACGCGGTACTCGTTTATCGGCGGCAGCACCTCGAAAGGTCTCGAAGTCTTCGACGGGCTTACCGCGTACAGCTACCACGCCACCGACCCCGCAGGGTCTAAGCTATCGAACGCCTTTGACCTTGTTAGGTTGCACAAGTTCGGCGACATGGACGACCGCACAAACGCGGACACCGAGACGTCGAAGCTGCCGTCGTTCAAGGCAATGGCCGACTTCGCGGGCAATATCGCCGCGGTTAAAAAGGAACTCTTAGCCGCTAGGCGTGCAAAGCCCGACGATTACGACGACCTAGAAGAGCGCGCGGAACGTGTGGGAAGCGCCGACGACTGGGTCGAAGACTTGGAAATGACGGGCAAGAACAAAGACCAAATTAAAAACACGATAAGCAACGCGGTTTTAATCCTGCACAATGACGAAAACCTAAAGGGGTGCTTTGCTTATAATGAGTTTGACGCGCGCGAGACAGCCTTTAAGGCGCTGCCGTGGGACAAGAAGGGCTTAAAATACCCTAGGCCGTTAAGAGACTCGGACGACGCCGAACTGAGGTTATACCTCGAACGGGCTTACGGGGTGTCGACGGTTCGCGTAATAGAAGACGCGCTTAAGGTCGTAACCTCGGGTAATGGTTACCACCCAGTTAAAACGTATTTAAACGCGTGCAAGTGGGACGGGGTGCCTAGGCTGGACAGTTTGTTTATTGACTTGTTCGGCGCCGAAGATAGCCCGTATATTCGCGCGATAACGCGTAAGTCGTTCACTGCCGCCGTGGCCCGTATTTTTAACGAAGGTTGTAAGTTTGATTATGTCGTGGTTATCCTTGGCGAACAGGGCAAACAGAAAACGACGACTATAGAGTTAATGGGTGGCGAGTGGTTTAGTAATTCGCTTATGACCATGGAAGGCACGAAGGGGATGGAGTCTTTGCAAGGCGCTTGGCTTATTGAACTGGGCGAACTTGCGGGCATGCGTAAAGCGCAAGTCGACGAGGTTAAACACTTTGTTACTAAGCGGGTCGATATATTTCGCGTCGCGTATGGTAAGCGTAACGAACACTTCCCGCGGCGCTGCGTCTTCTTTGCGACGTCTAACGTTAGTACGCCTTTACGCGATAGCACAGGAAACCGCCGTTTTTGGATGGTTAACACGTTCGGGCGCGAAGGCGCAATCCAGCCGAAAGAATACTTAACGCCCGCGACAGTGGCGCAGTTATGGGGCGAAGCTAAGCAGAGATACAACGACGGCGAGTTATTGTATTTGGACGCCCCGCTGGAAGAGGTCGCCGAAGAAGTCCAAGCCGACCACCTAGAGCAGGACGACAGGGCGGGTATTATTGCAGACTACCTAGAGCGGCTTTTACCGAAGGACTGGTCTAAAATGGACACGCAAACGCGCCGCATGTGGTTAGAAGACGATAGCAACGTCGGAACAGAAACGCGCCGCCACGTTTCCATAATTGAAGTATGGGCGGAATGTCTCGGCAACGAGGTTAAATATATCAAACGTATGGATAGTTTCGAACTCGGTAACATTATACGAACACTAAACGGGTGGCGCGCGGAAGTCAAACCGCGCAAGATTAAGCTATACGGGTTACAGCGTTGTTACGAATATATAAAGTTACAACCTTGAAAACCAACGAGTTAGCCTAAAAAATAGGTTACAAGGTTACAAAGAAAGTTACAAGATTTTAAACCCTTGTAACCGCGACGAACCCAACGGGGGCAAGGGCGCGCCTTATATAAGTTACAAAGTTACAATATTATAGTATATAGTAGTATATTATAAGTAAATAGGGATAAATAGCATATATACACGTATAAATATGTAATATACACGTAATATATACTCTAGGGGGTTTTTAGTGTTACCTTTGTAACCTTAGCCCTTAATTAATTAATAATCAGTAAGTTAAGCGGTTACAAAGCCCTTTTACCTTGTAACCGTTTCTTGTAACCTTTTCATAAATAATTGATAATGAGAGAATTAACAGTCGAAAAGTACCTAATTAAAAGCGTCGAAGCCCTTGGCTGGTGGTGTCTTAAGTTCCCGCCGCTTTTCTTCGCGGGGTTTCCTGACAGAATAATACTGGGCGCGGGGGCGGTTATTGTTTTCGTGGAACTTAAAGCCCCGAGCAAGAAGCCCCGCAAATTACAGGAACGGATACACACACAGTTGCGCCGCTTCGGGTTCCGTGTTGAGGTTATCGACAGTTACGAAGGTGTGGACGCTTTACTCTTAACGGTATGATAGCGCAATTATACGACCAAGTCGCGGGCAAAGCCTACGACACCGACCCGCACCAAGTAGAAGCCTACGAACATTTAGAAGCTAACAAGCGCGCCGCTTTGTTCTTGGGTATGTCGTTAAGTAAGACGGCGATAGCGCTAAGCTACTTACATGATATGCACTACAAAGAAGTAGCGTTCTTAAAAACGCTAGTAATCGCCCCCGATAAAGTGGCGCGGGTTACTTGGCCCGACGAGTTGGCTAAGTGGCGACACTTGAACGGGACGCGTATGTCGGTCGTATGTGGGACGGTTAAGCAGCGCTTGGCGGCATTGGCAAAGCCCGCCGAAGTTTACGTTATAGGTATAGATAACCTTTGTTGGCTTATTGACTTGTACATTACAAAAGCGGTAAGTCGTAACACTGGGATAGCTTACGGCCCATGGCGCGGGTCGTGGCCTTTCGATAGCTGCGTTATCGACGAGTTAAGTTTATTCAAAGGGCGCGACTCGCAGCGGTTTAAGAAACTCGAAAGGGCTTTGGATATGTCCGACACCGACTACCGTATCGGAATGACAGGCACGCCCAACCCTAACGGCGACGTCGACTTGTGGGCTGAGATTAAACTTTTAGACGGGGGCGAAAGACTGGGGGCGACCTTCGCCGATTTTGAAAGCGAATATTTTACGACACGCGGCAATGGGATGATAACTTACGAATGGATACCCAAGCCCCACGCAAAAAAAATGATTCCTTATAAAATCCGCGACATCGCGCTAAGTATGCAAACGGGCGATTATTTGGAACTTCCGAAAATGCACATAGTCGACGAGGTTCTAACCTTCGACGCCTTCGATTTGGAAACATACAACGAACTAGAGCGAGAGTATTTACTAGAGTTTGAAAACGAAGAAGCCGTTACCGTGAAGACGCCCGCGGATTTGTCTAACAAGTTATTACAGATAAGCAGCGGGGCGGTTTACGAAGACAGTATCGACGGGGCGCCTAAACAGTGGCACGCGCTAAACACTTTAAAATTGGACGCGCTCGGCGAATTATTGGGCGAGTATCCCGACGAAACGTTTATCGTGGTTTACCAGTTCCGCCACGAAGTCGAGCGGATTGTCGAGAGATTCCCTTTTGCGCGCCAGCTTCGTAAGGGCAAAGGCACCGCCGAAGACGTCCACGCGTGGAACCGCGGCGAGATAAGACTTTTAATAATACACCCAGCAGGGGCGGGCCACGGTCTTAACTTGCAGTTCGGCGGGCGCCGTATGGTTTGGATTACGCCCACGTGGAATTTAGAACACTGGTTACAAACGGTCGCGAGATTGCTAAGAAGGGGCGCGCTTCGCGAAATTTATATACACCGCCTTATCGTTAAAGGCACGCGCGACGAAACCGTACGTAAAAGGGTAGCGACAAAGGACAGCAACCAAACATTTTTATTAAACGAATTGAAACACTTAAGACAAAAATATGGGTACTAATAAGGGTAAAAAGTATGTTAAGTTAGTCGGCGACGAAAAGGCGACTAAGGAAAGTTTATTCGCTGCCCGCGCTTTTATGGGATGGTTCGGTACGCGCTTCGAAACCTTGCGCGATGTTTTGATATACGCGCACAAGTTCGACGACGAGGTGGCTACAGATACGGCGCTAAAGATATACCAAGACATCGAACTCAAAGGGCTAGTTATTAGCGGGAAATATAAATGGTATTACTTGCGCGCTTACCATACGAATTTCGTAGCTGCGAAGAAAAAGCAGGGCGCAAGCGTTGCGCGCTTGGTTAGCATCGACGAAGGCTACGACGACGACCGCATTAACTTAATCGACACGCTCGCGACAGACGCGTACGACTGCGCACTTTACGAAGACGTTACCAACGTTTTGCGCGCGGAAGTTTTGGAGTATGTGCGCGCGAACTTCGCGCAAGAAAATGTTAGCCTGTTCGAAATCTACATGGAACTACAGCCCGAAATTAGCTATAAGAAATTAGCGAACCTCTTAGGCATGCCGCACCAAAAAATATGGCGCGCGATTGGCGACATTAAAAAGGCGGTCGTTTTGGAGTTTGACGGGCGACGCGACTTCCTGCTATCAATAATATAAAATTTTATCTTTATAGTATGGAAGTAGCCATTACAATATTTTTAATAATAGTTAACCCGCTCATTTGCAGACGGTTAGCGCACTGGTCGACGGTTCCTTTTGGGCCGTTGTTCCCGTTCAAACCCTTTAACTGCGCCGCGTGTTTAACGTTTTGGTTTACGCTGGCGTCGTCGCTCGGGTGGTCTTGGGTCTTGTCTCGGGACGAGATCTTCTTATTGGCGGTTTTGTCCGTTCTAGTTTCGTTTATCAATTTCAAATATTATAAATCTAAATTTAAAATCCATGGGTAAATCAGTTAAAAAGGTAGGCATCGCGTTAAAGGACGCTTCGCCTTTATTAGTTAAGCAAGTCGAAGCGGTAATCGCCGACGCAAAGAAACACACGTTTAGCGTGTCAAAGGTTTACGCAGCGTATAACGCCGTATTCCAGTTAAAAGAAAAGCCGCAAACGTGCGCGAGTTGTTTACAAAACCGCGCCGATAAACTGGCTAAGTGGTACGGTAAATCGGAAGGTAAGGTCGTAGACTTGAACCCAGCCCCACCCGTACACCCGAACACGGACAACTGGGAAGAAATCGGCGGGGCTTTAATTATCGTAGACGGCGAAGAACACATCGCGGTAAACGAAGACGGGACGGCCGCGGTCGTGAACTTCACACCAGCCGAAGAAGGCGCACAGTATGGCATCGCTACAGACGGCGAAGGCAACCCAGCCCCCGCGTTTGTTTATAAACAAAACGGCGTCGCGTATATGGTTAGCGTAGACGGCGCGTACACCGTAGTAACTGGCGAACCTATCGCCGACGTAAACGCTACCGCGCCAGTAGTAACGGGCGAAGAACTAAAACACGGCGTTAACATCATAACCGAAGGGTTAGGCGAACCAGTGGCCCAAGACATTGCAAACCTAGGTAAATTAAATCTTGACGTCTTGCAATCGATAGAAGGCGTTACCGTCCTAAAAATGAAGGACACGACCGCGCAAGACGTTATGTTCGTAACCGCAGACAAGACCCAAACGGTAGGGGTAGGCAGTAAAGGAACCGTTAAGCATTTGGACGGTACCAACGTTAAAACAGGAACGCACGAACTTTTAGACGGTACTAAGTTAGCCGTAGCCGTAGCGGGTAAAGCGGCGATTAAAGCATAAAACACCATGGAACAAGTAACACAAAGCCCCCGATTTTTGAAGGGGAACCAGCAATGGAAACTTAGGAGCGTCCACGGACGGGAAAAAATATTCGCAGACGGGGAACTATTGCGCGCGGAAGCTATGCTTTACTTCGACTGGTGCGACCGTAACCCCCGTATGAAGGTCGAACTCGTTAAGCACCTAGGCACGGCGGAAGCGTACGACGTACCGCTGGGTCGCCCCTACACTATGGACGGGCTTTGTAATTACTTGGGCGTTTCGGGGCCTTACTTCCGAACCGCTAAAGCCGCACTCGATATTAAAATCGCTAAGCAAGTGGCGACCGTGCAAGAAGAACACTTACGCGAGGTTATCGCGTGGCTAGAAGACACGACCCGTAACGAGCAAGTCGAAGGCGGACTCGTCGGGCAGTACAACGCGAATTTAGTTTCACGTCTTAACGGACTCGCCGACAACGTTAACAACACGGTAAGCGGCCCCGCGGTCTTGTCTATCTCAGTGCGAGACGACGCGACGGCGCAAAACCTTGCTTTACTCGAAGGCACCCTTTAACCCATGCACACTACAAAAGTCTTTAGCGAGTTACTCGCGGCGTACGTCGACCCGACTATTAACATAATAGGGCTTAAGGGTTCCGCGCGTTCTTCGAAGACGACCAGCACTTTACAATTACTAGACCTTATCGGCACCAAGACAACGACCGACCGCCTTATTAGCGTCGTGTCCGAGACTATGCCGCACTTAAAGCGTGGCGCAATCCGCGACTTTAAGAACGTGCTAGGGCGAGACCAACGCTATAATGACGCAGCATGGCACGACACCGATAAGATATACAACTATGGCAAGGGTAAGATAGAGTTTTTTAGCGCAGACCAGCCCAGCAAAGTACTAGGCCCCGCGCGCGATATACTCTATATGAATGAAGCTATTAATATGCAGTATGAAATATATCGCCAGCTTGCAATCCGTACCACGGGTAAAATTATTTATGACTATAACCCCGCGTTTGAATTTTGGGGCGATAGCAAACTCGCCGTGCGTCCTGACGTCAAGATTATCCACAGCACATACTTAGACAATGACTTCTTAAGCGCTTCGCAAGTCGCCGAGATTGAGAGCAACCGCGACACAGACCCCGATTGGTTTAACGTGTACGGGCTTGGACTCACGGGCAGCAAAGAAGGGCTAGTCGTTAAGAACTGGGACATAGTCGAAGCGCTACCGACGCGCAATTTATGGAAGTCCGCTTACATAGGTATCGACTTCGGGGGCAGCGCACCCACGGCCGCCAGTTTATTAGTGGAAGCGCTGGGCGATATTTGGATACACCAAATAGCCTACGAACGAAACATGGATAACGGCCCGTTAGCCGACGCAATCAAAGACCAAGGCTTCGGGGATATTGAAGCGATTTGTGATGCCGCCGACCCCTTCCGTATTCGCGACCTTCGCGCGCTGGGTATTAACGCCGTTAAGTCCGACAACAAAGAAATAATTTTCGGGCTTACGATAATGAACAGATGGAAGAAACACTTTACAGCGAGCAGTCTCGACACCATTAGCGAAAACCGACAATACCGTTACCCAAAAGACGCTAACGGCGATTACGCACCATTACCAACTAAAGCGCACGGCCACGCAAAGGACGCCGAGCGATATGTCTTTTTAAACCGATTGTCTCACATAGCGAGCGGCTTCGACGTAACCGTCGGGTCTTCGCGTAAAAAGTAAAACTATGCCAAGATTTAGCCAAAGAAGTAAAGACGCACTTGTGGGAGTACACCCCGACTTGGTGCGCGTAATGGTCGCCGCAATAGCTGGCACGCCCATAGACTTTACGGTCGTGTGGGGTGTCCGCACCACTGCACAACAAAAAGCGCTTTACGCGCAGGGGCGCACTACCGCAGGGCCTAAAGTAACCAGCAAGAACGGCACGACCAACAAGTCGAACCACCAAGCCAAGGCGGACGGCTTCGGCCACGCGGTCGACATATACCCGTTTGTCGGCGGTAAACTATTAGTCGCGGACGGTGGCGACGAACTGCACGTTATAGCGGCGCACATTAAGACCGTAGCCGCAGGGTTAGGCGTTGCGATAACTTGGGGCGGCGATTGGGTAACACCTCACGACCCCCCGCATTTTGAACTTAAAAAATAATTGATTATGAAAATTTCTATCTTAGGCGTTATCGCCCTGCTTATTTTTGGACTCGGCGTTTTGCTCGGGTCGTTTGTGTTCCCGTCCTGTAAAGAGACACCCGCCAGTTATTCGCGCGAAGTCGTGGTCGTAAGAGATACGATAAAAGTCAAGACACCCGAACCCGTAGTCGACAGGATTGTACGCGCGGATGCCGTGCGCTTGCCCCTGCACGTTAAAAAAGCTATCGCCGTTACCAAGACAGCGGCTTTAGTTAAAAGCGTCTTAAAAGACAGCGCAACGGTTGACGTCCCGATAAGCACGAAAGTATATAAAACAGATAGTTACCGCGCAGTTGTAAGCGGGTTTCGCGTTAAGCTGGACAGCATGGAAGTTTATAGAGATACGCGAACGATAACCGAAAAGATACAACTTAAGCCGCGGCGTAAGTGGCTGGCGTTGTCGGTCGGCCCGTCGGTCGGCGTCGACATTAACGGGCAAATAGCCCCCAGCCTGTCCGTAACACTCGGACTTATTCTTATAAGCAAGTAACTAAAAAGCCCCTACCGTTTTACCGATAGGGGCTTTTATTATTAAAAGGGATAGTCGCCGTACTTGCGATAGTTGTTTCTTAACTCGCGGTTTCGCGGGCGGTTAAAAGTTTGCAAGCGGTTCCGCAATTTCCTTATTAACATTCTAAATTCGCGGTCGTCCATAAAATGCCAGTCTTTGCGCTTCACGGCGTTTTGTTTTTAATGTCCTGCATTAACTTGTCGAGCGCGGCGCTTCCTTTGGGGTTTACCGTAAAGATTTGCGGCGGTCTTTGCAATCGTTCGACCGAGGGCCAAACTTTGTGCGCTGCCGTGTTGTCTTTAATCTCTCGCGCTATTCTCGCCAGTATTGCGGGGTCTTGGGTGTGGCCTTCGCGTTCGCTAAACCTTCGGCGGCCTTCGATTAACCCGTGGGCTTTGGCGAAATCTAAAAACCCCACGGGCTTAGGTTCGTCGTTAAAGGTGTCGAGTACTTGCGAGCGTTCCCGCGTTACTTCCGCCCACGCCATTAGTTCCGTATTTCTTCGGGGGCGGCCTTCGTGCCAGTCGACGCCATACGTAAGCGCTTCGCGTACTCTTAGCGCGGCGCCCAGTTTCGAAAGGTCGTTAATCTTTATCGTTTTCATAATGGAATTTTAAGAGTAAGTACTTGCGTATTTCTTCGGGCGTTGCGTCTTTTACGCGCTCGGCAGCGAAGGCCATTTCGCCGAACGAGCGGCGCTTAAAAAAGGTAGTCGTGCATTTATCCGCGGCTTCTATAAAGCCACTAGGCAAGACGCCCTTTTCTTCAAACATAATAGTACCAACGGACGGGCTATTATAAACGCGGACTTTGCGCGCTTCGACGGGTAAGTATCCCGAGATAACGAGGTTATTATAATCGCCATAAAGCCCGAACGTAAAGCGCTCTTCTTCGGGTTCGTCCTTGGTTAGCAAACGCCCGCCGAGTATTTGGCGCACTTGCTCGCCGTACTCTTCGCGGGTTTCTTCGTTTTGCCCGAACGCTTCTTTTATTAGCGCTATGCCTAGCTTTGCCATTTGCGGGCCTTTGCGAACTAGATATAATTCTAGTTCGTGGGTAGCTAACTCGCTAAGGTCTTTAACGGTTTCTAAACTGGCGGGGGTCTTAATTTCCACGGTCGGGGTGCCTATCGTGGAAAAATCTATTAAACGTAATAGGATTTTCGGCGCGGATATTAAGTAGGGGTCGCACGGCGACGAAGGCGCTAAAGGCCCCAAAGAGTCTATTCTAAGCCCTTGCATACGGATAAAATCGGGTTTTTTCATAATGTTACAATATCGGTTAATAATAAGTTCGCGCAATAAACCGCCGCGACTTTGCGGTTAGTAATCTCGCGGTAAATAGATACCGCCTTGGCTGCGATAGCCAACTCGCGAGCGTCGGTAAAGCCCGCGTCGAATATAATAACGTCGGCCGCTTCTTCGCGCAGTTCTTCCGCCAAGTCGCGGGGGTCTTTTAAGTACAGGGGTTTGTTATACGACAAGATGCGCGGACAGGCAAAGCCGAACATTTTAATAACCGACGCAGCCAGCGAGGTTTTACCTTCGCCCTGCGGGCCTGTAATAGTTAAATCTAGATTTTTCATAATGTTTGATTGTTTGAACCACAAAGGTAATAATTAATTTGGATAATACAAGCCCACGGGCTAATAATTTACTGAGACCAAAGGCGGCCATATTCGTAATCGTTAAACTCGTCGTCGGGTTTACTCGGGTAGTACAAACGAATGTATCTTTTAAATATTTTCGCGGCGGCTTCGAAGTCCGCCAAGCGTTGCGCGCTATCGGCAAGGCGCACAAACATACGCGCGGCGACCATGTCGCGAAGGACGCGTCTATATGTTTCGTCGGCGGCGTCGTATTGAAACACCGCGCGGGTTAAAATCTTTTTGCAGTCTTTAGTCATTATCTTTATAAGGTAAGCGCACGCCTTCGCGTACGGGTTTAACTTCGGGGGCTTCGCTTCGTTGCACGCTTTTAGCAAAAACCCAGTGCAGCGTGTGTATGTCTTGCGTTCGCGCGTGATGCTCGAGGTACTTTATTTTTAATCGGTTGCCCTTTTCTTCCAGCACCTCGACGCGCATTTTATTCGTTACAAGTACGCGCCTGTTATTTTGCGCGTCCCAAGTGAATATCGTGTATTTATAAATCGCCCGTTCCATAGCTTTATCAAATAACACCCGCCGCGTCGCGGTCGGCTTGGGTTTCGTGTTCACGGTTAAAGCGTGTATCGCTTATTACCGTTTTTAAGAAGGCGTCGTCCACGGGGTCGGCAGGGTCGAACAAGCGCCGCCCGCTATCCGTTAAGCGGTACGCCATACAGATACGCCCGCTAGGGCTAATAAATTCCACTTCGTAGGGCGCGCCTTCCAGTGTGAAGGTGTCGCCCGCTTTTAAGTCCGTTAGTACCATAGTTTTACAAGTTAGGGCGAACCGTTAGCAGTTCGCGACGTGAGTAATTTAGATGCCAGTGTCCGACCACAGATACCGCCGTGTCGAAGTCTAAAGGGTATAAGTTTATACGGGCGTCGCCTTTGTAAACATTATAGCCCGCCTTTGTCCTGCGCAGCCAGTAGCCCCTAATTTCTTCTTCGCGGGTGTCGAACGTATCCAATACACCGCCGTCCACTACCGCCGAAACATGGCCCGCAGTGTGCGCGATATAGACGCCGTCGGTCGGAAGGTCGGACACTTTAAAACCACCCTGCGGCGTCGAAAAATAGATAAGCCCCGCAGCCTTGGCGGCGTCCGCGAACTCTCGGCCTAAGACGTTAACGCCTTGGGTAGTCATTAGCTTATTAATGTGTTGCGCCATAACTTGGTAAGACGAAATCGTTACAATCGCCAAAGCGCGGGTTACACAATCGGGCGCCGCCGTGTTTTCGCTTCGCCCGCCGTTGTTATATTTATATTCCATTTTGTTTGATTGTTTGATTGAACCATTGCAAAGATAAATAAAAAACCCGAGTACGCAAATAATCGGGTTAATATTTTTAAAACTTTTTGTCGTCGCTTAGTATGTCGTCGATGTTAGTACCGAGTTTAGAAGCTATCTCGCCCCGCAAGTGTATGCGCATTATACGGAAGAAGACCGCGTCGGGCTTAAGTATTAAGATACTGGCGGACATCGACCAAAATTCACAAGCCAAGGCCCACGCCGCGGCAATCTTAACACCTACGAAGCCGCTATCGTGCGCCAGCTTTTCCAACATAAACGCCATTACTAGACTGGCGCCGTAGGATACTATTTTAAAAGAGGTTACGCGCCCCAGCTTCGACAATATGAAGCGGTCTTTATGCACACTTACCAGCACACCGAAGAAGGCGTCGATAAGTATAGCGGCTAAGACTACATTAAACGCGTAGCGCTCGGCAGCGAAGAACGAAATAACACCGCCCACGGCAGTAAGCACCCAACCCCAAACGGTCGAGAGCGCTAGACAAGTTACGGCGATTTGTTTTTTAATAAAAAGGGTGTATCGTATTGGCATTACTTACGGCGTTTAGGAATGAATATTCCACTTTCGAAAATGTCGTTACCCGTTGCACAGCCACAGCCCGAAGTCGGCGGCGTATAAAGTGGGTACTCGGCGGCGCAGCCTTTTAGATACTCGGCTAAGTAAGTCGCCCACTGTTCGGCGTCGTCCTTAAGCCAGCGTCTTAACTGCGACACGTCGTTTACGTCTATCCCTTTACTATTTTCGCTCTCACGTATGGTAATACCTTTGTTTACGATGCTCGCCCAGTGGAAGGGTATGCCTTGGTAAACCGCGAAACCGGCAAGCGCTGGCGCTATCTCGATAAGTAACGCCTGATTCGCGGGGCTTATCGGGTTAGGGTCGGGTGCAGGGTCGACGCTCGCGGCTTTTATTTGCGTTTGTAATTCGTTGTATAAAGGTATGCCGATAATTTTACGGATATACATTTTTTGTGCGAGTATCGTATAAGGCACGAACTTAGTAATTATCGTGTCTCCTTTTATTGGGGCGTACTCTTTAAAGAGTTCTTCGCTTATTAAGGCTACTTCCATTTCATCGCTATTTTAGTGTTCATAATAGATTTTACCTTGTCTAAGAAATTACGCTCGGGGCTTTTGCGTTTCAAGTTTTGCGGCGTATCGGTTACGGTATCCACCGCGCCGTCTTTCGAAGCGCTTATCGCTGGCAATACGTCGAGGTCGTCGATAAGCAACTCGGAAGAGCCGTTTATCTTTGTGAAGACGTTAAGTTCTTTTAAAACCTTACGTCGCATTTTTTCAACTGCCGTATAGTTGTAAAGGATATACGCGTCGACAATCTCGGCGGCGTTGCCCGAAAGGTTGCCACTACCCGAAACACCCGCAAGGGTTGGGCTACTCAGATTGTGTGCGCTTATAATCTTTTGGAAGACAATAGACTCGACGTTATTGTAAATGTCGGCGTTTGCGCTCGCGTTAAACGGCGTAATCTTAGGCGCGGCGCCTTGTGTTCCGCCTTCACCCCACACTATAATAATAGACGAAGCACCCTTCGCCCCGCCGAACGCGTTTTCCATTTCAGATTGAAACGTGGCTTTTTTGGTTGCGTCGGGATTGCTAGGCATTTCGATAACTACGGAAGGAGTGAAGCCGTTTTCGATTGAGTTGTTGTAGAACTCGCCGAGCGTACCGTCGGCCTTCACGTACTCGATAGCCGCGAAGTAATCGGGTACGCAGTAACGGGCAAGTCCCGCCGAGTAGTTCCACTTATAAAACATATACGCCTGTCCTTTTTTGGCCTTCTTAATGCCCTGCCAAACTTCCAACTCTATAGGCTTATTTTTGCCCGTGGTCTTCGTCCAGTCGTTCGAAATTTTAAACGTCTTAGGCGAGCCGTCGGGGTGTATTTCGCCGATTCTTACCGTACTAAAATCTTGGTGGAACAGCGACACGGTAGTACTTCCGCGGTTAACGATAACTTGCCCGTAAAAACCGCCAAACGCTTTATAATCTTGCGCGATAGGTTCGAAGACTTCGTCCCAGTCTTCCGACGGGTTCGGCTGTCCGACGTACTTGTTGTTTTTCTTGGCCGTGGCGACAATACCTTTACCACACATATACGTTACTGTACTGTTAATGATAGCGCTATTAACTGGGCTTTTACTGTTTAGGTTAATTATTTCCTGCGGGAATAGATTTTTAGGCCCGTAAGCAACCCAGCCCGCGCGGTTTAATGATATTTTAGGATATGCGGGACTGTCCGCGGCCGCACTTAGTTTAATAACGGTTTGCGGGCTGCCTTGGTCGGGTGTCTCTTCCATTTCTTTTATGTTTAATGATGTTATGTAAGGATAAAAAAGGGCTTAATTATCTTTAAACTATGGTAAAAATTGAATACAACGACGTAAAAATAGAAGTCCCGCAAAGCTGGGACGACGTTAGCTTGGGGGTTTACGAAAAGTTCCACAAAGCTAAGCCGCAGACGCACCGCGAGCGGGTAACACAGATAGCAAACATTTGCGGAATAGACCCCGAGTTACTTCTTGGGTGGCCTACCGAAGTCTTTAATAAAGTCGTGGGCTTTGCGTCCTTCATATTTGAAGAAGACACGACCGCGCCCGTCTCTTTTGTTGAGGTCGAAGGGGTGCGCTACTTTATAGCTATCGAAGACGAGTTACTACTCGGCGAGTATATCGACGCGGACGACGTGCAAAAGAATAGCGACGCCGTTTTGAGCAACGTGCTAGCGATTGTATGCAGACCCGCGGGCGAAACCTATAACCACCGCCAAAACGAAGAGCGGGCGGCGATGTTTGCCGCGCTTCCAGTTAGTAAAGTACTCGGCGTGCTTGCTTTTTTTTTGCACTACAGGCAACAATCCGAAGCACATACCGCGGCGTATTTGAGCCTAAAGCTAGCAGCCGACCAGTCGCACCCGAGTATAAGCAGTTTGCTAAGGCGTACGGGTGGTATAAGATTATTGCGGATTTGGCCGATAATTCGTTACTACGCTTTGACGCTATTATTGAAAAACCAGTTACGGAAGTACTTACTTTCTTGCAATACTCAAAAGACAAAAGCGTCGCGGAAGACGCGCAAAAGAAATTAGATAAATTCATCGCTAAAAGTAGACACCATGCAGATAGTTAATTTATGGTATGAACTCGCCCGACAAAACAAAGTCGTTAAGGGTTTTATATACGGGCGCAAAGTAAACGAGGGCGCGGGTAACGAGGTCTTCCCGCTTACGCATTTGGACGACCCAATTTTGGGGGTATCCAACGGCGACACGATTACCTACACGTGTAACGTGGACATAACGGGGATACCCGACGAGACCGCCAGCGTCCAACAAATACAAGACGCCGCCTTTATGGTGGGGCTAAGTTACTGGCAAAAGATAAAAGAAACGCGCGGGGTCTTTAGGGTTTCGGGATACACTTTTATTACGCTTTGCGAGTACTACGACAACGACGCGGCGGGCGTGCGTTTCACGTATCAAATAATTTCAGCGTCGCCCGTTAGTAAGTGCGAAGAATACTTCGACCCCGCTAAACAATTCCCGAACGTCGAAGGCTTCCCCGACTTTGTCGTGGACAACCCCGACGGCTGCGCGGTCTTTAGTGAAAAGGGCGGACTTCCAAATTTTAAAATCGATATATGAGCGCGGAAGGGGTAAGACAAGCGACGCTTCGCATAGCCGACGACTTGCTCGCCTTGGCTACCTTAGTAATGGAAGACGACAGCGTCGGCGTAAATACAAAGGTAGGGCGCAACACCTTAAAAGATAGCGCGCTAAAAGGCGACCTATTCGTTACCGTCGGGCAAAGTTTCGGCGAAGACGCAGTTATCCAAGCGCTTTTTAATAATTACGTGGTTTACTTGGAATGGGACAGACCCGCCAAGTATGGCAAGAAACCCCCGATAAGCGAGTTAAAAGACTGGGCGCAGAAAAACGGGATACCTACAGACGCGGGGACGCTTTGGGCTATCTCGACCGCCATTTGGCGAGACGGCCACGCGGGCCGCCCTATCTTTGCAACTATAGACGCGCACACGGACGACCTATTTACCACAGATTGGGCGGACGACCTATTTACAAACATAGTGGATAACTTAGATAAATTTTTTAACGACTAGACAATGGGCTACACCTCGAAAGACATCGCCATAATAACCGAACCGAAAACGGTATCGTTAAGCAACTCGCCGAACTTCGTAACATTTGCGAGCAAACCCGCGGTTAAAACATATTTAGAAGCTACCGTTAAAATTAACGCGCTACCTTCGACGCCAACTTTAGGGGCTGCGACCATTATACGCGTAACCGAACCTTCGGGCGAAGTTCACGAGTTCCACGGAACCACAGACCCCGACGAAGTGAGCGGGGCGGTTTTCTTGGTAAGCGCCACCAAGTCGGACACCGCCGAAAACTTAAGACAAGCGATACTTACAAACCGTTGGATTAACGCAAACTTTAGCGTAATAATTCCCGCGACTTGGGCGGGTGGCGCACTGATTAACGGCGAGACGCTTAACATAAAAAGCAAAGGCGCGGGCGCGGCTTTTATCATAACGATAACCGCCCCGAACAACACCGCAGACGTAGCCTATACGATTGCTTTTGTTAGTGCAACCTCAACAAATAACGACAGTATAAGCGGCGAAGAAAGCACCGCAGAAATCGAACTCGACATATACGCCAGCCCTGCGGTATCGCTAGGCGAAGACGACAGGCCGCTAACCGCTGCCAAGATTGGAACCTATGCGACATCGTTACAAAAAACTTATGCGGGTGTCCCTGCGTGGTTTGAACTTAACGCGCTTAACGCGCAGTACGGCGGTTACAACGTCCCGCCCGCTTCGGGTTGGTTTAACACAGGCACGGCCCGCGTGTTTCGCTTCGCCGCCAAGGTTAGGGGCGATAATTCGTTTACGTTTTACCAGTCTAACGCGCTATTCGTTATTAACGGGTACGCCAAGCCGTCCGAAAATATGGACTTGACGCCGTACATTTACGAAGACACGCCTATACAATTATTAACTAACAAGCCCCGCACCGATTACGTGCGCGGGCAAAAGGAATATTTAAACTTCATATTTAAAAAAGGACGGGCGACTGGCGATTTACGTATCGCGTACCGTGTTTATTCGACGAGCGATTTATATTTGGGCGTAATGTATTTTAATACCGTGAGCGTGGCGACCTTGGCGGTCGTTAATACTTGCGTGCTAAGTATCGACGCCGTACTGGACGCGTACCCTAAAGCGGGAATACTTCGCGTAAGTTTAGCGCGCGGCGAGGTTTTAATATCTAGCGATTTAGAGTACAATATCCGCCCCGATAGTTTGCACGACTTAAAAGCGTTTAGCTTCGTTAACAAGCTGGGCGGGTGGGATAGCTTTAATTTCAACACCAAACTAAAAAACGACATCAAACCCGAGCAAGACACTTATACCAAAACGTTAACGCCCGACTTTAAGCGCGGCGAAAGTTTAGAAACGGTTTACAGTGTAACGGTTTCGGACACGTACACGGCGGAAGGTGCGCCCGTATCGGACGAGGTGGCTTTATGGATAAAAGAGTTAGCGGCCGCGAAAATCGTTTTAGACGACGAGGGCAACTATATTATAAAAGAAGACTTTACGATAAGCGTAACGGCAGCGTCTAAAAATATGCAAGTACCGACCTTAAAATATTCCACAAATGACTAACATCGAATTAATAATTAACGGGCAACGGGCGGACGTCGGCAAAGATTTTGGCATACGCCTAAGTCGCCAGCTACTAAACCCAAGCGAATTAAACACGAAGGACGCGCAGTTTAGTTACGGCATAACTTTGCCCCCGTCCGACATTAACCACGCGATTTTCGGTTACTCGAATGTGGAAGAGACGCGCGACAAGTTTAACCGAGAATATACGGCCGAACTTATCGTTAACAGTATCCGCGTATTTCCGCCCGCAGGGTCTAAGGGCTTTTTTCGAATGGCGGACATTAGCGGCGATTATAAAGGTAATTTATATGTCCCAGTCGCCAAGACGGTAAAAGACATTTTCGGCGAAATCAAACTAAACGAAAACCCCGAGTACCGTATCGACTTCGAAGACTTCGCCACTTCGGTAAACTTGTACAACCTAGCGGCGGCCACCGAACCACAGGCGGCAATATTCCCGTACACGCTTTACGGCGTTATGCCGAAGTTACCGTTAACAAAAGACGGCAACACGTACAGCGCGCGCGACGTTTGGGACTATACCGTTAGACTGGGAATGTCCGACTTATTGCCGTCGATTAACCCGCTTAAAATGCTTAAGCATATTTTTAACGCGCAGGGCTACGACTTACAAGGCACGGCCTTTAACGACAATAGACTGGCGCTTCTTTATCAATCTTATAAAAATGCCGACACCTACACGCCGCCGTGGAATTACGGGCAGCATGCAAAAATACATATTACGGGGTCGTGGTCGTCTAGGTATAACAAGCGCACCAGCGCCGAACAACTAGAACGCGGCGTTAACCAAGGCGACGACCTGAGCGGCCACGTTTACGCGTGCGACTTCTTCGACGCTACTAACACCCTGTTAAACGTTTTGGAAGACACGGGCGGGAACGTGCTATACAAGGAAATCGACGACAGCACGGGGCGAACTTTCGTACAGGCCCAAATCCGTATCCCAGTGGCGGGCTTTTATAAAGTTGAGTTTAACGCTAACCTTAAGGTCTCGGACGCTTACGCGTGGCGAACTACAGACGGCTTTACAGGCGTGCAACACATGGGCGGCGAGACGCAAAATACTAATAATAATTTTTCGGGCAATATGTACGAAGTCCGATTATGTCGCGACAAAGGGACGGCGGCTTTTGGCTTGGGCGACCCTAAACTAAACGGGGTTTTCTATTACGATAACCAGCCACAAACGAAAGTTTTTGATAGTGAAAACATACCTAAGTACTTCCCGCAGTACAGCAACGGCGGCACTAACTTTGTGGACGCTTTACAGGATAGCGCGCACTTAATGGGCTTTAACTTTGGGTCGACCGACTCGTCGGACTTCTTTAACCCTAAAGCGCCGACAGGCCCGAACGACCAAATTTTGGTGTCTAAGCCCGCGTTAAGCTGGGACGCTGCCGCCAGTGCGGACAAGGTAACGCGGTTAGCGGTTAAGTCCTTGGGGTATTGGAAATATGGACGTATAGGCGACTTTGACAACGAAGGCGACAACCCGAACACGGATTTAGACTATAGCGCGGGGCCGTTTGCCACGGGTAAAGTGTTAGACGCGCAAGGCAACCCGACGACCCCCAGCTTTGGGAATATCGGGGTAAGGATAGACGGGTACTTCTTGGACATTAACACGGGCTTCCAGTCGCCAAGTGTGGACTGGGAAGTCTCGGACTTCTTAGACCTCGCGGAATATTCAAACGTGGCTTTTAGTTCCGTGGTGTCCGACGGCCCCGACGTGGCTATTACTGCCTTTTATGATATAAATTTGCAGTTTATCGGGTACGGCATACAAGGCCCTTCGACGGGCGACCCTGCCGTTACCTACACCGACGAGCCAGTTAACGCGCCCTTCGATGCTGCATACGTGCGTATATCGGGTCGCGTAGATAGTCCCATGACAATAACCGCGGACAGTTCCGCAGACGGTAACGTTATACTTAACCGCTTCGACTTGGCGAGGTTCTACACGTACAGGATAGAGACAGACCCCGCAGACGGGTACGAAGGTTACGCCTACGTACATGACGGGGCGACCTCGGCGTATTTGCTCCGCGTGCCTTTCGTTGGCGGCGTGGCGACTTTTAGCAGCACGTTTGCGCCGTTGTTGACGGTCGACCCGAAGTTAACGTTATACTTAACGACCCCCGACTTTGACGTCGACGGGACGCTGGTAATTTCGCGACAAATCGAAGACGGCAGCGAAGAGGTTATCGACTGGGAGTTAACCGATAAGTACGAAATAGAACTAATTAACGCCCCTGCGAATTTCGCGAAACGCGGGCAGTACCACGGAAGCCCCGCAGATGGTAACTGGTACGCCGAGGGCAAAAGTAGCGGCGTAGTTTGGTTAGAAGCTGGCGAACTCTTAACCGTGGCGTCCGTAGCCAGCGACGGCAAGTACCGACAAAACGGTATGCACACAACATACGGCTGGGTATCCCACGACATCGACTTCGACTTAAGCGTGCAACCCTTCCGCACAGATAAAGATTGGCTAAAAGTCGACCTAAACGGGAACGGTACCGACGTTATGGACTGGAACGACCCCGTTAATTTTGATACGGACAGCATTAACCTAGTGGGGTTCTTAAGCGCCGACGTCAAGACCGACGACTATATCGAAAACTTTTGTAAAGCGTATAATTTGCGCCTGTCCCAAATCGGGACGAACGCCTTTTCGTTGGACATAAAGCAAAGCAAAACGGCGGTAAGCAGTCAGTTTATAAACTTGGACAACCTCGCCAGCGTGAAAGACCGCAGTAACTCGCCGTTAGGTCTTCCGTTCGCCTATAAAATCGGCTTCACGGTCGACAAGGACGAAGAGGGCTTCGCCATTAGTGGCGACGACGGCGGCGGGTCTTTCGAGACTGGCGCGTTAAGCGATACGGTTGTCGAGCAAACCAGTAACTTTTCGTATAACTGGTTAAAAGAGATAAGCAAGGTAGAAGACGGCGGAACGTATCCGTTTAGCTTGGCGGTTATTTCTAAAGCCGACGTATGGGCCGCGGGTATGCCTTACCCCGAAGCGATGCAAAAGCGCTACACCGATTTAGCGTTTCGCTTTTGGTATTACGGCGGACTACTGAACGACTCGGGCGCGTCCTTTGAATTTAACGGCGACGACCTACAAATCGCGGCGGTTAAAAACGAAATCGCGGGACTCAGTTATTTAAGTTACAAGAACGCAAAATATACTATCCTAGATAATTATTTTACGCTTTTAATAAACGGGTCGTCCCACTATACCGAAGTCGAGGGCTACTTAACGCCCGCCCAGTACCAAGCGTTAGACGGTTCGATTATGGCGATGTTTAACGGCGACATGTACTTCGTCGCGGAACTCGGGGCCTACGACCCGAACGGGCGCAACAAAACAAAAATTAAATTAATTCGAAAAATCTAACTTATGGCAACTAGTACGGGAAAAAAAGAATATACGTTAAAGATTAACGGCATAGCCCAAAACATTAAAGACGTTACAAAGTTAGAAGAGACGCTCGCAGCGCTCGACGTGTCCTTGTCCAAAAACCGCGAGACTTCCACGAAGTTAACGACCGAGACCAAGAAGACGACCCAAGCGCTTAGCGAAGAAGAAAAGGCGGCCAAGAAATTAGCCGACACCCAAAAGCGTATCGAACAAGTAAACAGCGACGCCAACCGCGCGCAAATCGAAGCTAATATCGAACTACGCGAGCGCACCCGCGAGACGACGCGAAACATAGCCGTAAACAATTTAGCCGAAGGGTCTATCCGTCAAATGGGTATGCAGCTAACCGACTTACGCAACGAGTACGAAAGTCTAACCGCGGCGCAGCGTATTGACGAAGAGCAAGGCGGTAAGATGCTCGCGCAGATACAAGCGCTAGACGTCGAATATAAAGCCCTTCGCGAGAGTACGGGGAACTTTCGCGACAGTGTCGGGAACTACGAAAAGGGCATTAAGGGGCTTAACGATTTAAAGGATAAATTCGAAATGGCCTCTAAAAGTTCCGTAAGCCTTGGGGCTAACGTGGTGGGGTCTAGCGATGCGCTCGACGCGTTCGGGGCAACCACCGACGCCGTGGCCCAGTCTTCCGAACAACTGGCGGGGGTCTTGGCTTTGGCGACCGTGGCCGAAGAAGCCTATAACGCAGTCGTTAAAGAAAATGTTATCCAAAACACGGCCGCGTCGGTTATCGAGGGCGTGCGAACCATACAACTAAAAGCCAAGACAGCGGCGGAAGCCCTAAGCACTAAAGGGACAATCGCAGCCACCGCGGCGCAATGGCTTTTAAATGCGGCGGCAGCGGCTAACCCTTACGTCCTTCTAGCCTTGGCACTCGTGGCCGTGGTCGGGGCGCTTTATGCGTTCGCCAGCAGTTCCGACGAAGCCGCCGAAAACCAAACCGAACTAAACGCCATACAAAGTGAATACCTCGACCAGCTAGACCGTGAAGCCGAGAAACTAAAAGAGGTAAGCAGCGCCCGAGTTAAAGAACTCGAAACGACGCTCGCAGTACTTAACGCCCGCGGGGCAAAGGTCGAAGACATACGTAAAGCCGAAGACAAACTTAACAACGAAAGGGAGTTCGCCAACGCGGAACAAAGGGGCTTCTATAGCGCCGAACTTGAAGCGCTCGAAGCCAACCGCGCCAAAATTGAAGAACTGCGTAAGGTCTTGTTTAAGTTGAATATTGAAAAGGCCAAGGGCAACGACAAAGTTAAACTAGACATCGACCTAGACGGTAAAGTCGATAAAGTGAAAGTCGAAGACGCCATTACGGCGGTGCAAGGTTCTATCGACAACCTAGGGCGAAGCGTTAAAATAGCGGTCGACCTCAACACCGAAAAGGCGGAACTCGAAGCCCAAGCGAAGGTCGTAGCGGCCCAAAGAGTTAAGCAGGACAAAGACCTCGCCAAAACTAGGGAAGACAAAGCCAAAGAAGCGAGAGCCGCCGAACTGTCCGCCGTTAGGTCGGGACAAGACGCGCGTATCGCCATAATCGCCGACAGCTACGCAAGGGAACGCAAAACGATTCAAATAACCACCGCGCGAAATATCGAAGACCTTAAGGAACGATTAGCCACTGAAAAGAACCTTACAGCCAAAGCACGCGAAGCGATTAACGACAATATTAAAACGCTGGTTCTTATCCAAAACAAGGATTTAAAAGCCCTAGACTTGGAGCGAGCAGCAGCCCAACGCGAAACCACCCGCCAAGCCCAAGACAGCGAGACGGCTTTAATTGTGAGCGGTGGCGAACGCAAACGCGCCGAAATAAACGCCCAGTATACCCGAGAGGTCGAAGACTTGCAAACGCGCCTAGATACTGAAAAGAACCTTACCGCCAAACAGCGAGAGGACATTTTAAGCATTATTCTAAACAAGCGTAAGCAACAAGACGCGGAACTGGCAGCACTTAACGCCGCCGCTCTCGAAGCGCAAGCGGGCGCCGAGTTGGCCGCCTTAGATAGTTTACTCAGTGCGTCCGAACAAAAAATCGGGGACTTGGTGGCTAGAAGTAAAACGGGCTTTAAACTTATCGACGTCGACCAAACCCGCGCGAATTTCGCAGCAGCTAACAAAGCCTTAGCGGTTTACGTGGACAGTGTTAAAACGTATCAAACCGACCTAACCACGGCGCACGAAGCGACGCTCGCGGGATTAAAAGAAGGTACGCCCGAGTACGTGGCCGAGGTTCAAAAATACACGGACGCGCAACTGAACGCGACCAAACGCATAAAAGACGCGCAAAAAGAGCAAGTCCAAAATACACAGGACGCGAACGCCGCACAAATGGAGTCGATTAAAGAGATAGCGGGAGTTATCGCGGCATACGCCCAAGTCGCTAGCGAAACCATTAGCGGGATAGTCGACACGGTAAATATGGGTATCCAAGTACAAATCGACGACATGACCGCCCAGCTAGAAGTCGTTAACGAAAAGTACGCCGAAGCCCAAAAGAACCGCGAAGACGCAGTTACCAACGTCGAAGACATCGAAGCCCGCTTACAAGCGGCCACGGGCGGAACTGCGGACGCTCTTAAGGCGCAATTAGCCGACGCCATGCACGCCCGAAATGACAGTATAAGGGAAGAAAAGAAACTCGCCAAAGAGAAAGAAAAGCGCGAAGCCGAAATCGCCAAGAAAGAAAAGCAAATGAAGCGCAACGAGTTAATCGGTAATATCGCCATGGCTTTTGCAAACACCGCCCAAGGTGTAACCAAGGCTTTAACGCTGCCGTTCCCGCTAAGTTTGGTTATTGCAGGAATTACGGGCGCGCTGGGGCTTATCCAAGTGGGTATTATGACAAAACAATTAACCAAGCTAGCCAAAGGGGGGCCAATAGTCGGGCCAAGCCACGCCGAAGGCGGCGTCGATATAGGTTTGGGCTACGAAGCGGAAGGCGGCGAATATATGATTAATAAGAAAAGCTACGCCGCGAACGGGGATTTAGTACGTTTCATAAATGACAATCCGCAGGGGCTAACCGCGGCGGATTTACTCGGGATAGTACCGAGCGACAACACGCCCGACACGACCAACACCGCGAACCGCAGCAGTAACGCCGACGTAATCGACGCGCTTAATAGTATCGACTTTAAACCAGTGGTCGCAGTAACGGACATAAACGACGTTAACGACCGATTAACAGACGTTAAAGACCTTGCGGGTTTCTAAGTCGCAAAAATTTAATTTTATCTTTACAACTATGGACAGAAAACCAAAATTACCAATTTACGACGCTAAAATTAGCGACCTCGGCGAAACGGGCATTTTTGCCATGTCTTTTGTCGAAGTTCCCGCCGTGGAAGAAATGTTCGTCGCCCTTCGCGCTAACGCCGTTAAGGTTATGTTAGTAAAAAACGCGGCAAAGCAAATATTAACGGGGGTTGTGCTTAAGCCTAACCAGTTAATTTACCGCAACGACGACGACTTCGGCGAGTATTACTTAAGATACACCGCGGAAGACATCGAACGTATATCTCAAAAAATGATGCGTACAGGCGTAGCCCTGCGCAATACCACCCACCAACACGAAGACAAACTTAAAGGCAATTACTTGACCGAAGTATGGATAGTGGAAGACCCGAAACGCGACAAGTCCGTCGCCCTTGGTCTTGGCGAACAGCCTAAAGGCACGCTTTGCGCGTCTTACAAGATTGGCGACGCTAAGTACTGGCGCGACGAAATCGTTACGGGCAATGTTAAAGGCTTCTCTTTAGAAGGATTGTTTAATTATAAAAATGTTAAAATGAGTAAACCACAAATGACACCAGCCAAAACGGCTGCCGCGTTAAAAAAACCTAGCGCGGTTGTCTCGTTTTTAAAATCCGTTACCGCCATGTTAGAAGGCGACACGGTAGCCGAAGCCGACGCAGTCGCCGACGTTGCGGCCGCAGACGAAACAAACAGCGGCACGCCTTTTTTAATTTTCACTTTGGCCGACGGTTCCGAAGTTGACGTCGACGCCGACGGGTTCGCAACGCTAGACGGCGAGCAAATGCCAGCGGGCGACCACCCCTTGGACGACGGGAATATCCTAGTAATCGACGACGCGGGCTTAATGGTAGTTACTACCGAAGAAGCCGACGCCGTAGACCCTGCCGCCGCCCCTGCCGCTTTAGCTGCGCAAAGAGCCGAAGCGAAAGAAAAGGCTAAGACGTACTTAGCTGCACAAAAGACGGTTGCAAAAGACCCTAACGCCGCTAAGATTGCCGCTTTACAAGCGCAAATCGCGAAGTTAAAAGCCGCGCCGAGTACCGAAAAGGCCAAACAGAAAGTTACGGGGACAGCAGCACCCGAGACCGACCCGTCCAAAATGACAACCGCGCAAAAAATGGCGGCAGTTATCCAAGCGAGACGCGAAAGACAAGAAGGCAAATAATTTATAAACCATTTTAAATAAAAACTGCATTATGGCAAATATGTATAACATTAACGGCTTATCGTACACCAGCAAGGAAAACCCTGAGTGGTTTACGCGCGCAATGTTCGGCGGTCGTTTAGTTGAGGGCGGATATATCCGCGTATTGACAGGCATCAAAGGCGACGAACTTTTGAGCCAAATCGACTTGGAAAACAAGATTTTACAAATAGACGGTAAGGACTGCGCTTGGACGCCAAACCAAATCATAAAACTATCTGAGAAAAAAGCAAGTGTTACAACTTACAAAATAAACTTAGAAGAGTGTATCGATACTTTGGAAAACAAACGTACTTTGTACCAAATGAGCGAAGGCGCGACAAATGACAGTCTACCCGCAGACCTAGAAGCGGCAACCTTGGCGCTTATCGCCATAGGTTTGTCGAATGAAATCGAAGAAATGGTTATCGGGGGCGACCCTGACGAAGACCCTAACCAGTTCGCGGGTATGATTAAAACCCTTTTGGATTCTGACGAAGCCGCTAAAGTTGTGGGGCCTGTCCTTACAAAAGCTAACGTATTGGCAACAATCGAAGGCGGTTACGACTTGGTACTGGAAGACGTTTTACAAAGCGAAGACGCGGGGACGCTTTACGCGTTCGTGCATTACTCGACACGTCGTAAAATCCGCAACGCCTTGGCTGCCGTAGGTAACCAAACAGTCGCGCAAAACTGGACAGTAGACGACACCGACAAGAAAAACCCGAAACTTTTTTACTTAGGTATGGAAATCGTACCCGTGAAAGGTATCGGCGTTAACGACATCGCTATTTTGGACGGTATGAACGCGTATTTATTAACCGACCTTTTGAGCGACTTAGACGGTATCGAACTAGGGAACTTCCCGAAACCGAACGACGACAAAGTGTTTATTAAAGGGCGCCTTCGTCTTGGGTTCGTTATCCCGTTCGAAGACGAAGCGATTATTATTTCGCCTTTGGTTACCGAAGCGCAAACAAGCGGCGAGAGTAACGACGACCTTAAGTTAATCCCTAATTCGTTAGTGTTTACCGCAGTGGGCGAAGTTAAAACGGCTACCGTTATAACCAAAGACACCGCCGCGACTATCGAGTTAAGCGCGAACCCTAACGGCTACACCGTAGCGGCTGGCGTTACGACTCTAGGAGTTACGACCTTAACAATTACTTCCACCAATAACACGGGGAACTTTAACCCTAAAGTCGGGCAAGTTGTCGTTAAGATTGCGGACACCGACCGCAGCGGCGTAATAACTTTAGACACGCATAGCGAAGAAGTTATTACCATTACTGAGTAATTAAAATGCGCGGGTTTCGGCCCGCGCTATTAACCATTAATACCATATACTTATGTCTTGTAAATTAACGAAGTCATTAGACAATAAAATTTGCGCGTATGCTATCGCGGGGGCGGGGACTACGTACCTAGCCAACTACTACCCGCCAGTATTGGGGGCGGTAGCCGTAGCGGGTAACATCGCGTACGAATTTGACGAAGACGGCTACATTAGTAACATTACGTTACCAGTGGACGAAGTCTTCTATAAATTGGAAGGGGCGGCGAATACCGTGTCTTTCGTAGACGCTTTACTCGCGGGCGGTAACGGCGGTAAATATCGCCAGCACACACTTAACGCAGTACTTAACCAGTTCGACATCGACGTATTGAACGAGGGGGACGCTTTGAGTCTCGGCAAGTTCCTAGCGATTGTAGTAGACAACGCGGCCCGCGTGGTTGCTCTCGGACGTACTGGCGGACTATCCGCACCAGCGGGCGGGTTTGATTACAACAGCGGGGCCGCCGAAGCGGACGCAACGGGTTGGACTGTAATTTTACAGGGTACCTCTTCCGAAATCGCTAAATTATTAGTGGACGAAACGGTCGTTACACCTCGATACGTGGCGCCCGTGGTAATTCCTTAAGATTCCATATTAATTTTAGTTAGTCAAAAAGGCGGTATTATTTTATATAGTATCGCCTTTTTTTATCTTTACATTATGGCTAGAATATTAAAACTAAAACCCCCTTGCGGGTATAATTTGGAAGGTCTCGAAAGGATCTTACTTTTAGACTTTGAAGACTTCGCGGGCTTCCAGTTCGACGGGGACGACCTATATAGCAACTGCCTAGTAACTGCGGTACTTCGTAAAGCGGACTTCGTGGAAATTCAAACCCCCGACGGGGCCAAGTACTCGAGCGGACTAAGCGGCAAAATATACGCGCACACGCTCGAGACATTTGTAAGCGAGTTAAGCGCCTACGTACAGGCTAATTTACACCTCGGGACTAAACGAAGGTTCGTTCCCGTGTTTCAAGTGAAAAGCGGGCAGTATTTTACGTTTGGTTACGAAGCGGGCGCCGCCCTAACTTTTGCAAATCAAACCGCCGAAAGTACGGGGTCGTTAATTACGATAACGTGCGCTTCGACTTACCCGCTTTTTGAAGTTACGGCCGACGCGCTTATTACGCCATTTACTGCGGACTTCGACATCGACTTTACAAACGGCGCTTACTGCGAAATTACTTAAGACATGGCAAACACAGGATATAAACAAGCGACTATCGCGTACTTAGTAACTAAGCAGACAGGCGAACCGCTGGACATAAACGGCGTGCTAACCAGTACGTCGGGGCTTAAACAAGCTATCGCGCTACTAGAAGGCACGGCAAACCCGAACCCAGCTTTATACGAAGTTATGGGGTACTTTACGGCGGACGGGATACTGGCGGGCGAACCGACGACGCAATACGCGCCCGAAGACTGCCCGACGGGATTAATTACCGCTTCCCCTATACGTATCGTTTTACACCCTGACAACCCGACCGCCGAAATACGTATCGACAGCGCGGGGTCTTGGCATTACGTAGGCCCTGACGCGTTCGTGTCCTTCGACATTACCAGCGGCGACGGTGGGACGTTTTACATAACCGCGACGCGCACAGGTACCGAAGGCCAAGGCTTTGTCGTGTTCCAAAATAACGACAGCGGGGAAGAAACCCGCGTTTATATAATAAACGTTAACGACATAACCGTATGGATACTAGACACGGGCTTTTGGAACGACTTAGGCTTTTGGTTCGCGGGCGGGGTTTGGAATTATTAATACTTTAAAAATATAAAAATGGCACTAGAAAAAATAACAGACGGTAAAACAGGCGCCGAAGCCGCCGACATAATTTTTAACAACGACGTCGACTTACAATTCGCGAGCGAAAGCAAACTCGATAAAATCTACTCGGGGAATTTGCTAGACCCTGCCGCTTTTCAATACGATAAATGCTACTTCGCGGGGCAAAACCCCGACGTCGCCACCATTGCGGGGTACGGTATGACGGGGTACATAGTCGCGAACCCTGCGGGGTTAATCACTACGGGGGCGGGGCTGTCCGCGCATGGGCTTTCTAGTTACGCCGTTTTCGATAAAAATAAAGTTTGGTTACGAAACGGGCAAAACTCAAATACTTACACGTATGTAGCGGGCGACGGTTTCGTATGTTTCGTATACGAGAACCCAGTAACCGCAGGTTTTGCAGACACTAAAGCGGTATGTATTGGCAGCGTTTACGCTTTCGAAGAGTATAGCGACTTTTTGCCTTTGTCGGACTTAGAAGCGCGCGTTAATACCTTGGAAGAGGGGACTACTTTAGAGAACGTTATAAACGGCGCGCCCGCGATTTACGCAAATGTCGAAAATATGGGGCTGGGTAACGTTGTAGCGATTATCGAACGTAATGTCGAAGAAGACTTCTTCGTCTTCCAGCACATAGGCGGCGGGAATAACTGGGCGGTGTCGCCGCTATTCGTGCCTTTAGGCCCTAACCTTGTCCACATACGCGGGACTGCCGAATTTACCAAAGTAGGAACTACTAACGGGATACAGTTTTTAGTCGCGCAAGAACCTAGCGTCGGGGGATTGTATATCCCAGTCGGCGCGCCCTTGCGAGACGACGGCACGTTCGATATTACGTTCGACCCCGCATACTTCGAGGTATATCAAGGTTATACTAATTTTTACGTGTGGTTAAATAACGAGGGTTACGGCGCAGGGGAAAGTGTAGACGTGAAAATTACAGGGTTCCGTGTTGTCGAATACGACGGGGCGTTTATCGGGGTAAATATTGGCGGCGACAATGCCAAGGAATTATTCGAAGCCACCGACGCCACCTTCTCGGACATTAAAGGCCAGCTAAACGGCGAGACTTTTCTAGTTGCACCGAACGGCGATAAATACGTACTTTCGATAGATAACACAGGCGCCATAACCTCGACGCCAGTAATACCCACAAAAGCTACTTTTTTCGGAAACTCGTTAATAGGCGGGTTCGGCTACGGTATGGCCGCGAGTGAAGCGCAGTTCGATTATTATAATAGAGTCAACACCTTTATAACCGCGCTTAACCCGACTTACGCGTACTCTAAAGAAGGCGCGCCGCTTTTAGAAGGCGCAACGACTGAGGGCGAACTAGTCGCGGCAATCGCGGCAATGGTCGCAGTTCTTGAAGGGGACGAAACCCTAGTATCTGTCCAGTTAGGCGACAACGTAAACACGCCTGAGAAAAACGCAATTTTTAACGGGGGTGGGTGTCTTAGGGCTTTGCAAGCCATTAGAGAGCAATGCCCTAACGCGCGCGTCGTTTGGATGGGAATGTGGTATGGAGATACGGACAGATACAACACTATTATAAATTCGTGCAAGGCCACGGGGTCGAAATTTATAACCTTCGCGGATTTAATAAGCGACGCGACGCGTAGCTTTATTGGCGCAATTACGAAAAAAGGCACAGATACGCGCACCCTTTTAAACGTTACGTCGGTAGTGGCGAACACTTCGACAAACATAACCGTTAACTTTACCGTCGACGGCAACCCGTACGCCTCGACGCTGGACGTAACGAGCTATTCGCTAGCGTCCACGACGTTAACGTACTCGGGGTTATATGAGATAGTAAGCAATGGCGGGGTAGCATCGCACCCGAGCGACGAAGGCTTTAGGCTTATCGCGAACCGTTTTTTATACCAAATGGGGCTAACCGAAGACCCCGAAACTTACGTATAATTAAATTAATTTTAAAATAAATAGCCGAACGTTTGCGCGTTCGGTTTTTTTATTTATCTTTGCAGGGTTCAACCAATCAAACAAACAATAATGAAAGCTAAAATCGAACAACCAGTAAGGGCGCAAATGAACGCCATGACCATAGGCGAAAAGTTATCATGGCCGATGGAGCGTTACGACTATGTCGTTAACTGCCGCACCCGTTTACAAATGGCGAGCGACAAACGCTTTACCTCAACAATTAAAGAAGTCGCCGAACATGTTACCATTGAAAGGGTGGCGGACGCAGAAAGCGCACAACGATAAACGGGGTAAGCCGAAAACCGATTTAGAGTAGGCAAAGACTAAATTAAATTTATTATGGAAGTAAATGTTAAAGTTACTATCGAAGCGGGCGAAAGCGTAAAAGCACTTTTCGCAGGATTTTTAAATGGGAACACCGCAAAGGCGGCTAAAATGGAAGTCGTACAAGACGAAGCCGAAGCGCCGAAGGCTAAGGCAGCCCCCGCAGCCCCCGCAGCTACACCAGCACCAAGAGCGGCAGCCCCCGCAGCTACACCAGCACCAAGAGCGGCAGCCCCCGCAGCTACACCAGCACCAAGAGCGGCAGCCCCCGCAGCTACACCAG